TGTTCAGTAGATGTACCAGACACAGCATGTCATTGGTACATCACAGCACCCGATAGCACCATGGGTGAAGGATTTAGTTGGGCGAATGCCCCTTGGTTTAGTGTTGAGGGTCTCCGTGATGTTGGAGAACTTCATGACACTATGACATCACTACAAACTGTGAGCGAAGCATGAACGGTTATCTAGTGTTTGTATATTTCAGTTGCTTTGCTGTTATTGCAGGTGCTGCCTTTGCGATGATGTGGGCTAACATTATGAACATCAACACGATGATGAATGAACCGCCCAAACCACGTCATCCAGAGGCACCTGCCCCCGGTGATGAAGTCATGTATGTAGATCTTTCTAGAGAAAAACTAGAAAGATTGTATAAAGATGAATAAAATTAGACCCCTTCGGGGTTTTTTTGTGCAAGTTATGAAGTCAAAACAACTCTAAGTATAAAAATTTTAATCTAAAATAGATAGTGTAGTCGAATAAACAATAATGACTTTTTTTCGAGGAATTATTCTTGCTGTTGTAACAGCACTAATTATTTTTATGCCAAGGATGGCATGGGCAGTAGATGTTCAGATGGGATCAAACGGAAACTTGATTTTTGAACCAGCAGAGGTTACAATATCTGCAGGAGAATCAGTTCACTTTATGAATAATATGCTCCCACCCCACAATATTATTGTTGAGGGCCGCCCTGATCTTTCTAGAGAATCATTAATGTTCTCTCCAGGTGAATCGCAAGATATTAAATTTGCGGATGTTGGAGATTATGATTTCTTTTGTGGTCCTCATCAAGGGGCAGGAATGATAGGAGTTATCCACGTTGAATAATGAAGTATACACACAACTACATGAAAATCTTTCTTGACACTGCTGACACAGAAATTATTAATGAATACTTTAAGACGGGATTAGTTGATGGTGTCACAACCAATCCCTCACTCATCTTAAAGAGTGGTCGAAATCCAGAAGAAGTATATCAAGAGATTAAAGATATTGGTGTCAAAGATATCAGTATGGAAGTGATGGGAACAGAAGGTGAAATGTATTGTGAAGGCAAACGTCTCCATGAAAAGTTTGGTGACGTATGCACCGTGAAGGTTCCCTGCACAAGAGAAGGTCTTGCAGTCTGTAAGTCTTTATCTGATCAGAACATTAGAGTTAATGTTACACTTATCTTCTGCGCCTCTCAGGCAGTCCTAGCAGCAAAGTCAGGGGCAACATATGTCTCTCCCTTTGTAGGACGCTTAGATGACCAGTCAGTTGCAGGCCTGGAGGTAGTACGATCTATCTCTGAGTTGTATCGTATTCATGGTGTTAGAACTCAGGTTCTTTCTGCATCAATCCGTAATGTGCAACGTGCAATTCGCTCATGGTATAATGGTGCTAGCATCTGTACGATGCCACCTAAAGTATTTGATCAGATGTATGATCATATTTTAACTGATAAAGGTATGGAAATTTTTGAAAATGATTGGCAGTCAGTTGTTGGGAGTAATTGATGAAAGTTGGAATGATTGGTCTAGGTCGTACAGGTGAGGGAATGTCTCGTCGTATGATTGAAAATGGAATTGAAGTTTGGGGTTATAGTAGTAGCAGTTATGAAAATGCCTGTGGACAATATGAAGCAGGATATATTAGTGGATGTGTAACTTCCCTAGAGTATCTTGTTCAGGCAGTTAAATCTGATAGTCTTAGATACACTAGCGCCGGAAAAGTTCCTGGTATCTTTCAAATTACACTTCCAGAAGTAAAGGCAGAAGACATACTTGATGAGTTGTTACCATTACTTGAGGGTGGCGATATTATCATTGATCATAGTAATACTGACATAACAAAATGTCAGGAACTTGAGAAGTACTGCTCTAAGTTAGGCATCTCATATATTTTCTCAGGGGTATATGGAGCAAATCATGCTATCAATGCATGTTCTAAAATTTTTCAATCACTATCACCAGGTGTCGTATGACTTTAGCACATGTCTTACTTTTCGGATCACTACCCTTTATATGTACAACCATCTATTTCGGGTACAGAAAGGGTGAAAATGTTTATTACGAGTCTGACAAATACGATGGAAATGGAACCGCACATTAAAGAACGTTATGATTTTGCTATGAGTGCATTCTCCAGAATGTATGGAGTAAATCGTGTGAAAAGTACTGAAGAGATTTTTAGATTTTGTAGAAAGTGGGCTGAAACAGAAGAGCAAACTATTCCTCTTGGTACTTTAACTGAAGTCGATTTTTATTTTAGAGATCTTTGGGAAATTTGGGGAGGATATGTGTAATATATTTTTTAAAAATATGTCAGATAATTTAAAGAGAGGTTGAGAAACCTCTCTTTTTTATACTTAAGTATAAACTCGTAGGCATAAATTTTTGTTTCTCAATTGTATTGATTTGCACACAAATTAACTATATAATGGTAGAATTGGAGAGTTGAGAAAAGTTCTAGTCTTTATCACACAATAAATTATCTGCGGAGGTTTCCATGCATAATCTAATATCTTATAATCAATTAGCGGGGTGGAAAGAAAGTTTTAAAAAACTAGGTAAAACATTAGATAAAACAATGGAAGAGTCTGATGTAATTAACGACTATTATGATTGTTTGATTGAGTGTGATGATGATCAATCAAGATGTAAACGTATATGTCGGGAGGTTTTAAGGGATCAACCTGTTGGTTGATAATTAACTAAACGTATTATGATATAGTAGGAGAGTCATATGATCCTCGACCATGCCCAATTGCAGAGATGCTTTTAATATGATATACTGAGAGGGTTAACGCCCTCTTTTTTTATGCACGGAAGTCTTGAACCAGAAGATCGAGTAATGGATTCTCTATCTGTTTATGACCAAGTTGCCTCACTTGTCCAAAAGTATGGATGGGAAGAAGGTGATAACATCGTAGTTGAAATGGCAGGTACTCAAGTCTCTGGTATTGATGTGGGTGAAGTCTATAATAAGAAATGGCAATCACCTATTGGTACTCGTAAGTGTAACAAAGATGCATTCATTGTTATTAAAAATCTTTCACGAGACCCATGGATACCTTCTCAACCTATGGATAGAGAGCACAAACCTCAACACCCATACTCTCCTGTCAAACAGAAAGACATTGTTGTCAACATGGATGGTGGTGTTGGTGGTAGTTGGAAAGAAATTTACGATGAAGAATGTGATGAGATATTCCCATCTCCCGATTTAAAATAACAACTCCCTCCTAAATAAATTTTAAAAGATTTCATTATGGTATTTGTAGTTTATTCAAAAGATGGTTGTCCCTTCTGCGTGAAAGTTCAACAAGTATTAAAATTAGCAAAGTTAGAGCACGTTGTATATAAACTTGGAGATGACTTTGGCCGAACTGAGTTTTATGATAAATTTGGTGAGGGTTCTACTTTTCCTCAAATTCTTGTAGATGATAAATCTATTGGGGGATGTACCGAAACTGTTAAGTATCTAAGGGAACAAAAACTGGTCTAATGGAAAACAACTTTCAAGAAATTAATATCGACGTAGAGCAAGCAATTGACTATGCTTTTGGCGGGAAGTTTGTTCTCAAGTTTTATGATTATCTAAAAATTCGTAAGACAAAGAGAGATGAAATTAATCAGTTCATTGAGAGTTCAACTGCTATAGAAATTAGTAATCTTATAACCGACCTTGAAGAGTATCTTGAAGGGGGGAATGATGATATGCACAAACAACTTCGTGAAGGATACGGTCATATTCCAAAACCACAAGCAAGAAAAATCAAAAATTATTTGAATGACATCTTAGAAGATGCTAGGAGATATAGCAATGACAAACGACCAGGAAGAAAAAGAAAGCAAACTAAATAAATCAAGAACCGAGATAAATCGGGGTATTGAATTACTACTTCGTATGAGGAGGACGAAACCAGAACCACCAAAAACCTTTCAGATAAAGTTTGGTAAAATGATCTCCTTTTTCCGTCGAGAGATTATTTTGCACTTAAACTTCTATCTAGATATCAGGAAAAAATAGTCTCTGGGGGAGAAGAAAGATGTTAGCAGTAGCACTTACTATCAGCACACTTGTTTCAATAATGTTCTTTTTTGTTGGAGGTGTGGTAGGATGGTTAGCAAAGGAACATTTCTACAGCACAAATATTGTGTATACACATCCAGAGATGTTTGATGAAAATGGGAATGTTCTTCCAGATGAAATTTTAGCAGTGAGATTTGAAAACGATTATGACGACGACACCGATGACAACAACTAGAAAAAAGGCAGCACCTAGAACGAATGTTCAACTTCCTGCTAATCCTTTTATCCATGAAGTTCTTGATCTTGTATCAAAGCAACGTTCAAAGGCAAAGAAGGTTGAAATTCTGAAACAGTATGAAGATTCTTCTATCAAAGCGATTTTCATTTGGAACTTTGATCCCTCTGTGATTTCTGCAATACCTGAGGGTCAAGTTCCTTATAAAGAGAATGAAGTTCCTGTTGGAACTGATCACACTTCTCTGCGTAGGGAGTATAAGAACCTGTATCACTTCATTAAAGGTGGTAACGATGGTCTTTCTTCTCTACGTAGAGAGACTATGTTCATTCAACTTCTTGAAGGTCTTCATCCTAAAGAAGCAGAAATTATTTGCTTGGTAAAAGATAAGCAACTTCAAACCAAATACAATATTAATGAGAATGATGTGAAAGAAGCATATTCCGATATTCTGTGGGGGGATCGTTCTTAATGGTAAAAGGTATAAAGGTAATCAACGCCGATTGTGATCCTACCCTATCTGAAGATAAATCTTTACCAAGTAATGCATATCTTGTTGAATATCTTCAGGATGGGGACACTCATTTTGATATTGTAACTTGTGGAAAACAAGTAGAAATTTTTGACGAATACTACGATAAGTATAAAAAAGATTTCATCAACATTACTCAAACCGAAGGTAGAATCAACCCAAAGCTTTGGGGTTATACTAGTCCCGATAAGAAGAAAAAGAAATGAAAGAGGATGAATTGAGGGGGCAAATTAATGCTCTCATTCGCACTGAAATTCAAGATGTCATCAACGATTATGTTGATGAAACTGAAAACGAAGTATTTCGTATGGAAAATACTGGTCTTGGGTTTGTAGAATCTGAAGATGCCAAAGAACTAAAAGTTAACATTTCAAATAAAGAAGTAGATTATCTGATTAAAAAGTATAAGAAGATAAAAAAAAGTGAGAGATCTAACTTAAATCGAATTAAAAAACTTAATGCTTGACCATGTATAAACCATACTCACAAGAGTGGCACAGATATCGCTATCTAAAAGAAGCACTAGATAAGTATCTTGATGATTACGTTGATAATGA